CTTCAGGATGTGGCTGACATCCTGGGTGCTTTCGAGATGGACACCGCCGTCTTGCTCGATGACGAGACGCTGACGAACGCCATTTGCCGGGTCATAGTCGAAATTCTCGACGTCCAGCTTTCTGTAATTTTCGGCCATTGATCGCCCATAAAAAAAGGGGCCGGCGAACCGACCCCTCTCAGATTGAAGATTTAACGCGACTTAGCTGTTCGTGATGTTCGCCACAACCGCGTGAGCGTAGGGGCTATTCACGACCAGGGTGTATTCCGCGAGAAGCTGCGAACGCTTCGCGTCACCCGTGCGGGCCAGTTCCGTGCGCTGGAACGGACGCAGATAGGCGACCTTGGCGTAATCAGGATCGACGAAATACGCGAACGCGCCATTGCAGAACAGCGACGGGACGATGTCCAGCGAACCAAAATCCGACAGATACACGTCAGCCGAGCCAACAATGGTCGCCTGACCATTTTTGACTTCGGTATTAACGCGCGTCTGCGAGAGACCAGCGAAGCCGGAGACGCGGGCCTTATTGACCGGCGACACGAGCATCATCTTGGGTTCGCCACCCTTCTGATACATGTTGCGGATGGCGTCTTTCAGGTTGGTTTCCGTGAAAGCAGCCGAGCCGCTCGTCAGCGTCCAGGCGGTCGTCGGAGCGCCCGAAACCGTCGAAGCGCCGCCCGAATACGCCGGGCCAGTGACGGTGCCGACGACGATGCCGTTGCCGGCAGGCGTCTGAGCAGTCGTCTTGATCCACGTCGGGAAGCCGGCCAGCTTGCGAGCCGTCGAGGCGTCGCCAGCGACCGCAGCCTGGTTCGACAGGAGGATCGTCTCCATGTCGCGCTTCAGCTCTTTGCCGTGCTTGGCGATGAGGTAAGCCTCAATCGTCTTCATGCCAGCCGCGTCAACCGCGCCAGACGTGCCGGAGACGTTGAGCGTCTTCGTCGAAATCTGGGTGTAATTGCCGCAACGCGACGGGGCCACGAAAGCGGTGTCCGTGGCATCAGCGCCTTCGACAGCGGCGTTCGAGCCGTTGGCGTCAGCGAGGATGTCGGTCTGCCATTCGTGGTAGGTGTTGTCCGCAGTCGTGCGACCAACATTGTTCATAAACGCCGTCTTGGTCGGCGAGATATTATAGATGATCAGCTTGTTATCGCCGGCCTGTTTATGACCGACCTCTGCATGTTTCCATGCAGCTCAGACTATTTCATCAGCTTGCGCTGTCGGGCGCTCGTGGACGGATTATTCTTTCGTCACCGTCTAGTCGTTGAACCTTCCGCCTGCCTTTTACATCAGGCGGCTTGGCTGCAGATTGCCTTCGGCTTATCCGGTCAGGGTTTCCTGCAGTTCACCCGATTTTACGAGGACTAAATCAATCCTCAAGATCTTCGCGGATCGACGAAGAGTAGTCATAACGAGTTACGGTAGCCATTTTTCTAGTCCATTAAAGGAGTGCGCGAATGGCCGCAGCGGCGTCTTCCACCCGGCCAGATTTAGCGAGACGATTGCGCGCAGCCTGCGCGTCGCGATTTACCTTCGGAGCAGATGTGCTTGGCGGGGTCGGTCTCAGAGCCTTCTCAGCCGGCGGCGCCGTTGGCTTGAACTTGCTTTTCTGCAGCTCGCGCCAGCGCATGCCGTCAGCAGCCATCGCGACAAGGCGGGCGTCGTAAGCCTGGTTGATCTCCTCATCGGAGAAACCGCGACTGACGAGATAGTCCCGAACCTTGGGGCGATCGCGCTCATAGGCTTTGCGATCTTTCCACTCTGGGATTAACTCAGGGAGCTTCGCCGCGTTCTCTGCCACAAAGGCTTGGAGCCTACGCTGCTGCTCGACCTTGGTTTCTTGCTCCAGACGCTGCCTCTCAGAGGTCGCGGCCTGGAGATCACCCATTGCCTGCTCATATGCTTCTTTTTGACGAAGATACGCCGAGGGGTCGATGTCGATCAGCGACTGATCGGGCGCAGACGGCATAGACGACTGCATCCGCTGGACAAGCGCCGGCAGCAGCTGTGAGTAGACCTCACGCTCCTGACGAGCAGCGTCCAGTTCTGTCGAAAATTGACGTTTCTCGGCGGCGAACTCTTGCTTGGCTCGCGTATAATCCTGCTGCCGCTGATAGCCGTTTAGAGCTTCTTTGAGCGAGACCTTCTCTTCCTTGCCGTTTATTTTAACGGTGTAGAGCGGGTCTGGCTCGTCGGAGCCTTCAGCCTCATCATCGGGTTCGGGGTGAGCATCAGGCGCCTCGTCGTCCTCGTCGGACGCCGTCGTCTCTGGCGCGAGATCCTCGGTTTCAGCCTCTTCCGCCTGTTCAGCTTCCGGGGCCGGTTGCGCCGCCTCCTCTGCCGGAGCCGCTAACCGTTTCTCGGGCTTCTTACCCGACAGTAGCGCTTCGATTTTGGACGCAGCTTCCTCTACGGTGCCGGTGCTTTCGCTTGCCGGCGCCGTCTGAGTTCCATCAGACATCTATTTCTCTGGGTTGCTCAGCGAGCGGGCGTGCCTTGCGAGCGGGCGAGTTTTTCCCGCGTCTCGGCTTGTGCCTTGCTGAGTTTCGCGTCCTCAAGCAGGCCAATCAGGCGCGCTCGGAACGTCCTTGCGCCGCGCACGAGGCCATAGGCTTCTTCTCGTTCTGCTGGCGTCTTAAAATTCCCGTTTGCCCACATCTCGATCGTGTAGGCGTCCATCTTCTCCATCGCGATTTTGAATGCGTCGGAGTTCAGAATATTCTGCGCTTGGCGCGCGAGCTGCTCAGCGTCGAGTTCACTCATTGCGGCATCGCCGGCGCCGGAGCGTTAGGCTGCGGCATTGGCTGCTGCTGTTGCGGCGCCTGGCCCATGCCGATCTGAGAGAGAACTTGCGCCGAGGCGATCTTCTCGTTGTCGATGAGCGTCTGAGCCAGGTTCTGGATGTCCTGGCGAGGCTTCCTGGTCATCTCAATGATTGAGGGCCAATCGACCTGGACGCCGCTCTTCGCGGCAATGTCCGCAGCCTTCAGGATGATGTCGGCTTCCATCTGGTCGCGCTTGAGATCCGCATCCAGCTGAAGCTGGGCGCGATCGATCGCGAGCTGCTGGAGCTTGGCGTAGGTCTCAGCCTGCGCCTTCGCCATCTCGACCTCGGCGAGCAGGACGTTGGGATCCTTTTGCTGCGCCTTCATTGCAGCCTGCTGCTGGGCGAGCATCGCCTCCTGCTGCTGGCTGATCGGGGAGAAAAATGCGTCGGGGTTTTTGTAACCCGCTTTCCGCACGATCTGGCTCAGCGTCGATTGATACTGCGACAGCTTAACCAGGGGGTTGTCCAAACCCATCATCTGGATGATCTGTTCCTGCTTCTGAGCGACCGTCGTCAGGAACGCCATCTGCTGCGCGTCATCGCCACGGCCCAAGGCCACCGAGACCGAGCAGTCCATATTCGGATCCCAGGTCGTCGGATCGACCTGGACATAATCGCCGCGCAAGCGAACCAGGAGCGGCTTGTCCTGGTGGCGGCAGATCATCTTCAGGAGACCGCCAAACAGCTGCTTCATGCCGTTTTCAGCAAACGTGCGGGCGATCAGCTCAATGCGCTCCTGGGAGGCCGAAATCTGCGCCGTGACCGCGGCTTTCGTGGTCGATTGTAGGAGATCAGCATCAAGACCCTGGCTCGCCGGGGTGACGCCCGTGCGCTGCGCCTTGATCTCGTCGATGTATTCAATGATGCCCATCGCCGGCTGGCCGACGAAGGAGGTGGAGAGATCCTGAACAGCTCCGGCCTGGCGCATGCGGATGACGGCGCCAACCTCTTTGTTCAGGACGTCGTCGATATTGACCTGGCCCTCGACGATCGCCGTGCGGGGGAAGATCGATTGAGCCAAACTGTCCAGCGTCGCGCGCATGACGTGCGATTTGATGCGCTGGAGATCCATCGTGACGTCAGCGACCGAATGTCCAAAGATCGCATGCGGCTCGGGATCGGGGCAGAACACAGCGAACGGGACGTGATCGACGATCTCATCTTTCAGGACAAAGCAGTCGCGGCCAATGCATTCAATGCAGCGGAGTTCCGCAATGCCATCCCCGTCCTTATCGATGCGCATGAAGATTTTCATATACTTCACGCGACGCATCGTCGGGTCGTCGTTGTCTGTCGGGAAATACATGCCACGGTTGCGCTCAAACTCTTCCATCTGAGCGATCCAGAGATTGTCCTCTCCGGGTGAGCCGTGTTCGATTACATCTTCCTCGTTGTATCCCATCTCGATGAGTTCTGAGACCGTAACGAGGTCACGGTATCCGACAAGGTCGAAGAATTTGTCGGTGTCACGAGCGCGCCGATCGCAGATAAAGCACTCAGGAGGCAATGCGCGAACACGATATTTCCTCTCCTGGTCAACGAGACGCACGCAAACCGAGTAAGTCTCGGGCGTCATCGGATCCGTTACAGGCTCCGGGTTCGCATACACCAGCTGAGCAT